TAATGGAAAATACGGATAAAGGAGATATTCGAATTCGTGATGAATTAGCCAGAAAAATCGATATAAATCCGTATAAGTATATGACTCGGAAAACGTGGATATATAGAATCGTTAAAGATTTATTACTTGATGGTGACGGCAACGCAGTAGTTCATGTGGGGCTAATTAAAGGCAAAGATTTGATTGGAGAATTAATGCCACTGAATATGCGAAGCGTTGATTTTATCGATGAGGAAAACGGTGAATACTATATCCGATATGGGCAAGTAAGATTAAATCCAGATGAAGTTGTACATTTTGCAATAAATCCGGATTCACAAAGAGCGCATATTGGAACTGGCTATAGAATAGCTTTAAAAGATATTGTAGAAAATCTTTCGCAGGCAACTAAAACCAAAAATAGCTTTATGAGAAATAAAAATGTTCCTAGCGTTGTAGTTAGTGTCAATGGTGATTCTGACGAGCTTGCAAACGAAAAAGGACGAAACGCTATCATAAAAAGCTATTTAAAAACAACAAACGCTGGAGAGCCTTGGATTATTCCAGCGGATATGATGAAGGTCGACCAAGTTAAGCCACTAACTTTAAAAGATATTGCAATTAACGAATCCGTTGAAATTGATAAGAAGACGATTGCTGGATTAATTGGTGTTCCTGCCTTTTTCTTGGGTGTAGGTACGTTTAATAAAGAGGAATATAACACGTTCATTAATACAAGAATTTTATCAATTGCTCAAATCATATCTCAGGCATTAACAAGGGATTTATTGATTAGTCCAAAAAGATACTTCAGATTAAACCCACGTTCGCTATATTCATACAACATTACAGAACTAGTTTCGGCAGGAAGTCAAATGGTTCAGTTAGCTGCCATGCGCAGAAACGAACTTCGAGATTGGGTTGGATTAGCTCCAGATCCAGAAATGGAAAATATTATTGTGCTGGAAAACTATTTGAATCAAGATGATTTAGATAAACAAAAAAAGTTGAAAGGTGGTGAGAATGATGCTTAAACGAGAAAGCTACCTTTCTACTAATTTTAAAACTCGAAGCGATGAAGGAGGGAAACGATTCATTGAAGGTTACTTCATTAAGTATGGTGTAGAAACTGAATTGTGGGAAGGGTTTTACGAATTAATTGAAAAAGAAGCAGTTGAGAAAGCTTTAGACAGAAATCCGGATGTACGTGCTTTATTTAACCATGACTCAAATATCTGTTTGGGAAGAACAGGAAATGAAACATTAAAACTGAAATCTGACGACATTGGATTGTTTGGAGTTTGTGAAATCAACAATGCCGACCCTGACGCAGTAGGAGCGCACGCTAGAATCGAAAGACAGGATGTGAATGGATGTAGCTTTGGATTCTTCGAATTAGGATTTGAAATGGTTGAAAAAAAGGATGGAACAATTCTAAAAAAAGTTACGGATTTAGAATTGCTAGAAGTAAGTCCATGTACATTCCCAGCGTATCCGCAAACAGAAATTTCTGCTAGAAAGAAAAGCTTTGAAGATTACAAAAAGGATGCGTTAAACGCTAGAAAAAAATTATTGAAGGAGAAATTAAAGAATGAAAAATAAAGGATTACTAATTAAACAAAAAATCGCTATGCGTAATAAGACATTAGAAACGATTAATTCTGAATTAGAAGCATTAATGAAACGTTCAGAAGAAGTAGAATCTGCTATTGAAGCAGTCGAAACTGAAGAAGATCTAAACGATGTGGAAACTCAAATTGAAGAGATTCAAGAAAAGTTAACTTCAAAAAAACAAGAAAAAGAAAACTTGGAAAAAGAAATTTCTGAGTTAGAAACAGAATTAAAGGAATTAGAAGAAAAGGAACCAGAAAAGGAGAATAAAAGAAATATGGAACAAATTAATAAAGTTGAAACACGAAAAGCATTAAATGATTATATCCGTACAAAAGGAGAAAAACGTGACGGATTAAAAATTGTGGATGGAGGAGCATTAATTCCTGTTGAAGTGTTGAAACCACAACTTCAAAAAACACGTAATGTAGATTTATCAAAATTAGTTCGAGTGGTTAAAGTAAATTCAGCTTCTGGTAAATATGCAGTAATTAGCAAATCAAAAAATAAAATGAACACTGTAGAAGAGTTAGAAAAAAATCCTGAATTAGGAAAACCAAAAGTAACTCCAATTGACTGGTCTGTAAAAACATATCGTGGCCAATTATCAGTTTCGCAAGAGATGATTGACGATGCTGCTTATGACATTATGGGATTAGTTGAAGAAGATGCTGCAAACCAAGATGTAAACACTAAAAACTATGCAATTGCAGAAATCTTTAAAACTGCAAAACCAGAAAGCGCGAGTGGATTTGACGGATTAAAAGATATTATCAACAAGAAAGTTTCATCAGTATATGATGTCATCTTAGTTGTGACGGATTCAATGTTTGCTGCCTTGGACAAAGTAAAAGACAAACAAGGTCGTTATATGTTACAGCCTGATCCAACATCTCCAACAGGTTATAAATTTAAAAATAAAATTATTTTCCCTGTTCCAGATGAATTGTTAGGTAGCGAAGGCGACATGAAAGCATTTATTGGTGATGCTTTTGAATTTGTAACATTATTCGATAGAACACAAACAACTGTACGTTGGACTCCACATGAATTATATGGAGAAACCCTAGGACTATTCTCACGCTTTGATACAAAAGCAACTGACAAAGATTCTGGTGTATTCGTAACATACACTGACGCTGTGTAGGAGTAGACTATGACGTACGAAGTAATTCGTGCATTTGCTGACATTACCGACCGTTCGGAAGAATTTCCAAACGGTCGGTTTTATAATTGTGGGGATGTATATCCTGCTAAAGGCAAAGTGAGTAAAGCACGACTATTGGAACTATCGACTACTGATAATACAGCTGGAGTTATTTTCATCCAACAGACAGAAGGAGATGATAATAATGGAACAGAAACTGATACTAGCTCTTCTGAAAGCTAAGCTAGGGATTAGCGGAACATTTAGAGATGAGTATTTAAATCATTTAATTTTATCTGTTCAGGATGAAATTAAAAAACAAAAAAAGATTAAACTTGATACTAATCGATATGATCATATCGATTTCTTAATCGACTACGCAGCATTTAGATATGACAATCGCGATAACAATATTCTGATGCCTAAACATTTACAGTATCGACTTCATAATCTACTACTAGAAAATTTAAGGAGTGATGTGGATGTGGAATAAGGAGATTGTCTTAATCAAAAAGAGAATTAATGGAACGGATGAAATCGGGAATCCAATCGTTGAATTGATTAAACGAAAGATTCTTGCGACTGAAAAAAGCGTAACAAACGCAATGCTGTTCTATGGCGCTCAATTCGGATATAAGCCAGTATTCGTAGTTCAAGTTCGATGGTTCGAGTACGAACACGAATCGTTCTTAGAATGTGATGGCATCAAGTATGTTATCCGAAGAGCATTCAAGCCAGAAAATGGAGAATTCACTGAGCTGCAATGTGAAGAATTAGTGGGAGATAAGTATGAGCTTTAATCTCGAATCAGAAATTGCAAAAGCTTTATCGAATTTCAATGAAGAAGTCGCTCAAGAAATAGGAGATATCGTTGATGATTTAGCAGACGATACCGTTTCTAAATTAAGAGGAGCATCTCCAAGGCGAACTGGAGACTATGCCGATGATTGGGATAGTAAATTGAATAAGCGTGGAGAGCGTATAATCTATCAACCAAAAGAATATCGAAAAGCACACTTACTCGAGTTTGGACACGCAAGACGAAATGGAGGACGAGATGTCGGAGCTCGTCCACATATTAAAGAAATCGAAAATGAAGTGATTAAAAAATTTGAATCTGAAATAAGAAGGAGGTTAGGAAGCTAAATGATGACACTACAGGAACTATATACACAGCTTAAGACTCTACAACTGCCTGTTCAATATTATATGTTTCAGGAAGGCCAAGCTCCTACACTGCCTTATATTATCTATTTCAATCCGTCTGAGCAACATGCTAACGCAGACAATGCTACTCTGCATATAAGTAAAGATGTGATTATAGAAGTCTATTCAGAATTTAAAGATTTATCATTAGAAGATAAATTGAAACAATTATTCGACAAAAACAAATTAACCTATACATTCCAAGAAACGTATATTAAAGAAGAACGAATGTATATGGTTGCTTATCAAATTACATTATAAGGAGAGATTATTAATGGGTGCAGAACAAACACAAACACCAACAAAAATTGAAAATACGATTACATTTGGTTTAGAAAATGTTCACTGGGGGAAAGTTACTAAAAGCCCTACGGGAACAATTACTTATACTAAACCTGAAAAAATGTCTGGAGCTGTGGATATGGAATTAAATCCAGTCAGTACAGAAATTAAATTAAAAGCTGATAACATCGACTATTATGTATCTGAGTCTAACGAAGGATACACAGGAAAAATGACGTTCTATAATGTTACAGAATCATTCGCAGAATATGTTAACGGTTTAGAAAATAAAGGTGATCTAACTGTAGAAAAGAGCACATCTCAAAGTAATCCAATCACGCTGCTATTCCAAATGGAAGGGGATAAACACGCGACACGATTCTGTTTACCTCAAGTAGTTGTTAAACGCCCTAAGTTTAGCACTAAGACTAAAAACGGAGCTGATGTTAATACAGTAGAACTAGAATTCACAGCAAGTCCTCGTTCGACTGATAAAGCTATTCGCTACAAGACAAACTTGAATACTTCTGATGAAGTTTACAACAAGTTCTTTGATGAAGTTAAACAAGCATTAAACTAAGGAGATCATAATGAAGAAAACTATTGAAGTTGGAGAAAAGCAAATCGCGCTAGAGAGTAATGCATTTACTCCTCTAGCGTATAAAAAACAATTTAATAAAGATTTCTTTCAAGAATTATTTGCACTAGCACGAATTTTCAAAGGCAAAAAAGAATTTTCTATGGAAAATCTATCAGAAGATTCTGTTCAAGCATTTGACACAGAATTGTTCTATCGTTTCTTTTGGATTTTCGCTTTCACTGCCAATTCACAGATTCCAAACTTTTTAGAATTCTACAACGAATATTCAGAATTAACATTTGAAAGTATCGTTACAAGCATCGTTTCTTTAATCGA